ATTATACTGGTCGTATTACACGGTAAAGTGACCAATCATTAAAGCTCATCGAAAGGTGGGCTTTTTTGTTGCTTGAAATATCCAAGAGATCAATATGCTTAGATTCTTGAAACAATTGTTCTGTACTCACGAGTATGAATACGAATCAGATATTTTTGTTCAGATTGAATGTCGCAAGTGTGGCAAATTGAAAAAGTAACCCCGTCACTTCGGTGACTTAGCCGAGCGTATTACGGCACATAAGACCCCATTCAATTCTGGAGATTTGAGTGGGGCTTTTCTTTTTTATTGGTGGCGGTATGGATTAAGTCGAAGCAAAGCGAAATCTTGATTTACTGCATCAAGACAAGGAAAAACTGGAAAGTCTTAATCATCTCAATTCAACGTTTCAGTTTAAGCAAGCATGTCGTCAACGCATCAATGACATAGATAAACAGATCAGTAATATTCAACACAGTATCAAACGTTATGCGAGACCTTAGAGAGTCGGGTAGTTCAGGCTATGAGCCATTAAGACAGTTTGTATCTAATCGAATGAGCATTACAGAAGCCACGACAAAACAGATGGCCGAGTTCTTAACTGATATTGAAATGTGGTGTTTGAAAGATGGCGTGAAGCTGACTTGTCCAGATAATCTTAAATATTCATTGGAATAAAAAAAGGGTGAACAATGTCAAAAAGCATTAACACTTGCACCCCTATAAAAAGGGTCGCAACCGTTGATTTAATACCTTATGCAAACAATAGTCGGGTGCATAGTGACGAGCAGGTCAACCAGATTGCAGCATCAATTAAAGAGTTCGGTTTTTTAAACCCAATCATTGTTGATGGTGGCAACGGTATCATTGCAGGTCACGGGCGTGTCATGGCTGCGAATAGGTTAGGCATTAAAGAACTACCTTGTGTTGATGCAAGTCATTTGACAGAAGCACAAAAGAAAGCCTATGTCATTGCAGACAATAAGCTTGCCTTAAATTCAGAGTGGGATGACGAGATTTTACGCATCGAGTTTGACGCATTAAAGGAGCTTGATTTTGACCTGGAGCTAACAGGCTTTTCATTAGATGAAATTGATGGGCTTGATTTTGATGCAGGCGATAAGGTGGGGATGCCCGATCTACCCGATGGTGACAAGGAGCCATTTCAGCAAAAGACTTTTACCCTGCACGATGAGCAAGCCGCAATTGTTGATGATGCTGTCACACTTGCCAGAACCAATCCGCTGGCAGACACAGGATTAAACGAGAACAGCAACGGCAACGCCTTAGCATTAATTTGCGAGCAGTGGTTAAAACATTATGGCTAGTGCAAAAGATATTGTTATTAAACCAATCAGCGCACAGGCAGCAAATGCGCTTGTCAAGCGGGTGCATTATTCAGGGAAGGTGGTGCCTAATAGCCAACTGCATTTCGGTGCCTTTCTGAATGGCAAGTTGGAAGGAGCTATGTCGTTCGGGCCGTCAATGAAGAAGTCTGGCGTTATCGGTCTTGTTAGCGATACGCCTTGGAATGGGTTCATTGAGCTTAACCGTATGGCATTCAGTGACGTTCTACCCCGCAACAGCGAAAGCCGTTGCATAGCCGTGGCTTTCAGGATGATAAAAAAACACTACCCGCATATCGAGTGGGTTATTAGTTTTTCAGATGGTAGTCAATGCGGGGATGGGACGATATACAGGGCGAGCGGTTTTGTTCTGACGCAGATAAAAGAAAACAGTCAAATACGAATAAACCCTAAAACTGGCGAAGCAATGCAATCAATGGCTGCATTTCACGCAGGCGAATCGCGCAACTTTAGTAAATGGGAAAAGATAAAAGGCTACCAACTCCGCTATATCTACTTTATAAATCCTGAAGCAAAAAAAAGATTGACTGTGCCTATTTTGCCATTTTCAAAGATTGACGAAATGGGCGCAGGCATGTACAAAGGTAAACCTAAGCGTCTGACAGAGGCTAACTCGGGTGTCCAACCTGAGAGCGGCGGTGCGACTCCGACCCAGACGCTCCAATCTATAAAAGGTGGTGATAATAGCTAACCCACCACACAAACCAACCAAAGCACAAAATCTAAAATCAACGCGCTTACAAACATGAATATCCAGCTAGAAATAGTTGGATTTTTTTATGGTGCAATTATGACAAAAAAACATGAACCAACTTCTGAAACTCGCACAAAAGCCAATGTTCTGGCGAGTGTGGGCACGCCGCAAGATCAGATTGCTTTAGTAATTGGTATTAGTAAAAACACGCTGATAAAACATTACCGCAAAGAACTTGATACAGCCATGACAATGGCGAATGCACAAGTAGCCCAATCGCTATACCAGCAGGCAAAAAATGGTAATACGGCTGCTGCAATCTTTTGGCTGAAATGCCGCGCAGGGTGGGTGGATAAGCAATCCATTGAACACACCGGCAAAGATGGCGGCCCAATCGATTTAAGTTTAAAGGTGGTATTCGAAGATGATGGAGAAGCGAGTACCGAGTAAATTCAAACCACTTTATAAGCACTGGGAGCAAAACAAGCTCAATTATGTGTTTCATGGTGGTCGTGGTGGTGGTAAGTCGTGGGAAATAGCAGACTTCCTCTTGATTGAGGGCGCAAGACGAAAGCATCGCATTCTTTGTTGTCGTGAGGTTCAGGATTCAATCAAGCGATCAGTACATAAATTACTGTCGGATCGCATTGTTGCGCTTGGACTAACCGCTTTTTATCGGGTGCTTGATACAGAGATTCGCGGCATCAACAGCACAGAGATATTTTTCTCAGGTTTATTGAGTCACACGGTTGATTCTATTAAGTCGTTTGAGGGTGCAACAATCACTTGGATTGAAGAGGCTCAAAGCGTTAGTGGATTTTCGCTATCCATATTGGTGCCCACAGTTATTCGTACTGAAAAACCAATGATTATTGCGAGTCTAAACCCAAAGCTGCCAAGTGATGCGGTTTATGCTGAATATGTAGTGAAAAATCGTGATGACACTGTTGTTGTGCAGATTAACTACACAGACAACAAAGAGTGTCCGAAATATATGATTTTGGAAGCTGAGCAGATGATGCGTGATGATTATGATCAATACGAACATATCTGGCTGGGCAGACCAAAAGAAATTGCAGATGGTGCTATCTACAAATCAGAGTTTGAGGCAATCAAGCGTGAAAACCGTATCTGTAAGGTGCCACATGACCCGAATCTACCTGTCTACACTGGTTGGGATTTAGGGATTCTTGACTCTACTGCTATCTGGTTTTGTCAGATTTACGGCAAAGAAAAACGAATCATTGATTATCACGAAGCATCAGACGAGCCATTGGCTTATTACGCTCGAATCCTTGATGAGAAGAAGCAGAAATATGGCTATAACTACGATAAAAACTTCGCGCCACATGATATTGCGGCGCGCGACTTATCCAGTGGCGTGAGTCGTGAGCAGACCATGGCCAATCTAGGTTATCGAATGACAAAAGGTGCTCGATTGGGCCCTGAAGATCGCATTGAAGCATCGCGGCAATTCCTGAAAGATTGCTGGTTTGATGCAGAAAAGTGCTCACACGGTATTCGTGCATTACAAAACTATCGTCGTGAATTTAACGATAAATTAGATCAGTTTAAGGCAACGCCAGTACATGATTGGGCCTCACATGGCTCAGATGCTTTTGGTGAGTTAGCACTTAACGTTAATAAAATGTGCGCTCCAAGAGATCAACCAATAATCAATCCAATCCCAACCATCAATCGTTGGTAATCAAATGGAGTCAAGTTGTGACTGATAAAGACAATCAACTTGCCCATATCCATTCACTCGCAAAGCAACAATTCGACAAAGCCCAAAGTGCTGTAGCTAATGAGCGTAAACAGTGCTTGGAGGATCGTCGTTTTTATTCTATTGCGGGTGCACAGTGGGAGGGCAAGCTCGGCGAGCAGTTTGAAAATAAGCCTAAATTTGAAGTCAACAAGATTCACTTGGCTGTTATTCGTATTATCAATGAGTATCGAAACAACCGCATTGGCGTGAACTTCATTAGCAAGGATGGCTCAGCAAACAATGACCTGGCTGATACCTGTGCAAAGCTTTACCGGGCAGATGAGCAGGATTCGTCAGCAGAAGAAGCGTATGACAATGCGTTTGAAGAAGCTGTAGGTGGTGGATTTGGTGCATGGCGTCTTCGCGCCACCTATGAAGATGAGGATGATGAGGAAAACGAGCAGCAACGAATCAGAATTGAACCAATCTTTGATGCTGATTCCTGTGTTTTCTTTGACCCAGATTCGAAGCGCCAAGATAAAGCTGATGCACGTTATTGCTTTGTTTTAACCGCAATGACTTGTGATGCTTATCAAGAAGAATACGGTGAGCATCCAGCATCTTGGAATAAAGACATTACAGCCAGTCAGTTTGATTGGTCCACAACCGACTCGGTTTATGTTGCTGAGTATTACCGTGTTGAGAAAGTTAAAGAGAAGGTTTTTACATACCGACTTATTGATGGATCTGAAGAGCGCTATAGCAAAGAAAAGCTTGATAGCGACCCAAGTATTCTTGAAGAGTTGGAAGCAACAGGCGCTCAAGAGGTTCGATCTCGCACCATTGAACGAAAACGCATTCGCAAGATTTTAATGTCTGGTGGTCGTGTTCTTGAGGATTATGGCTTTATTGCTGGTCGATACATTCCGATTGTACCTGTCTATGGTAAGCGCTGGTATATCGACAACATGGAGCGCTGCATGGGCCATGTCCGGCTCTGCAAAGACGCTCAGCGACTCAAGAACATGCAGTTGTCCAAGCTGGGTGAACTTAGCGCCATGTCTAGTGTTGAGAAGCCTATTCTTGCACCAGAGCAGGTTGCTGGTGTTCAGCATATGTGGGCTCAAGACAACATTGAGAACTTCCCTTATTTGCTTGCACACCCGCTTAAAGATGCAATGGGTAATGTGGTTGCACAAGGGCCGGTTGCATACACCAAGCCGCCAAATATTCCACCTGCAATGGGCGCATTACTTCAAGTCACCGAGCAGGATTTATCAGACATTCTGGGTAATCAGGATTCTGGCGATGAGATGCAATCCAATATAAGTGGTGTTGCGGTCGAGTTGATCCAAAACCGCTTGGATATGCAGTCTTTCATCTACATTTCAAACTTCGCGAAAGGCGTGCGTCGCTCTGGTGAAATCTGGTTGTCTATGGCATCTGAGTTGTATGTCGAGGATGGCCGGAAGATGAAGGTGGTTGGTAATCAAGAAGAGATCGACTCAATTGAATTGTTTAAGCCAATTTATAACGAAGCATCTGGCGAAGTTGAGCGCGCAAACGATCTAACTAAAGCCAAGTTTGATGTTGCAATTGATATCGGCCCAACATCATCAAGCAAGCGATCTGCCACCGTTCGCTCACTGACAAACATGCTACCACTCATGGGTGATCCAATGGACCAGCAAGTGCTGGGCTCTATGATCATGATGAATATGGAAGGCGAGGGTGTTAATGAGGTCCGTGAGTATTACCGCAAGAAACTGTTGCGATTGGGTGTTGTAGAGCCAACTAAAGAAGAAGCTCAGCAACTCGCACAAGAAGCTCAGAATCAGCAGCCTGACGCGAATACGCTGTATCTGCAATCCGAAGCTGAAAAGAATAAATCACTCGCAATTAAAGCACAAGCAGACACTGAACTTGCGATAGCAAGAGCAGAAGAAACCAAAGCCAAAGCAATCGATTTAATGACGCGCCTAGATATGGACGAGCGACAAGCAGTGCTTGAAGCAATTAGCCAACTAGGTATGCAACCACAACAGGCAACCGTTCAGCCTATACAGAACGAGGAAATGCAATATGTCAATTGAAGACCTGCGCACAGAACTGGATGAAGAAGACAACATTGACCCGATTGAAGACAATCAGGAAGATGAAAGTCAGCAAAATCCAGAAGAAACCCAAGATGAAGCAAACCAATCTGATGGTGAGATGTCAGAAGATGAAGAGTTTGTTATTACGGTGGGCGATGAAGAGCCAGAGCCATCCGATGACGGTGACTTTAGCGGAAAACCAGCGCCAACATGGGTAAAAGACCTTCGCAAAAAAGAGCGGGAAGCACGAAAACGCATCAAGGAGCTAGAGGCTCAGGTGCAACAGGCTAAACCGGCTGAGAAGCCGATTGAAGTTGGGCCTAAACCAAAACTTTCCGACTTTGATTATGATGAAGATCAATTCGAAAGCGCAGTTGAACAATGGCATGAACGCAAGCGCCAAGTTGAACAGCAACAGGCATCAAAACAGGCTGAAGAAGAGCAAGCGCAACAGGCTTGGCAGACCAAAATGCAAAGCTATGAAGAGCGTCGTCAAACTGTGGCAGCCAAAGTTCGTGACTTTGAGGAAGTAGAAGAGGCCGCAAAAGACAAGCTCACCCCGACACAGCAGGGCATTTTAATTCATGCAGCGGAAAACCCTGAGCTGATCATGTATCACTTGGGCAAACATCCAAATAAAGCGAAAGAACTGGCTGAGATTACAGATCCAATTCAATTTGCTTTTGCTGCTGCCAAACTGGATTCTCAAATGAAAATTCAAACACGTAAGCCATCAACTCAACCAGAGCGCAAGCCCAGTGGCTCGGCTGGATTGGCTGGTGCGGTAGATCAAAAGTTAGCGCAACTCGAAGCGAAAGCAGCGAAAACCGGCGACCGCACTGAACTAATTAAGTACAAAAAATCTCTACAGAAATAAGGTGAATACTTATGGCTACAAGCTTTACTAAACAAGAGCAGGTCATGTTTGATGATGTGATCAAAGGCTTTGAAGACCTACTTGTTATTGCAAAAGGGGCTGAACTTTACGACCCAATGACTGCTCAGGAAGCAGTGAATGCGCGTGATAAGTTCTGGATCCCTGCACCAATGATCGGTGCGTCTTACGATGGTTTCGACCAGACTGCCAATTTTGACGGACTGACTCAGTTGAACGTTCCGGCATCAATTGGTTATCACAAATCAGTTCCTAAAACCCTTTCTTCTAAAAACCTGCGCAATGCTTATGCAATGGATCAATTTGGTAAGGCAGCAAAGCAGAAACTTGCTTCTGATGTGAATACCGCATTGTTCCGTACAGCAGCATTGTTTGGCTCTATCGTGTCGAAGCGTACTGGTGCTGCAACCGGTTATGATGATGTTGCTGACATTGATACTCGCATGACGCGCATTGGCGTTCCTGCTGATGGTCGTATGGCGTTCTATTCACCTTCAGCTATGAATGCAATGGCGGGTAATTTAGCAAGCCGTTCTGAAGATACTGCTCGTTCTAAAAATGCTTATGAAAAAGCCATGATTCGTCATGATGTGGCTGGATTTGAAGTGTTTAAAAACGATCAGGAAGTTCGCTTAACTGCGGCAGCTGGTGGTGCTACAACTGTGAATGGTGCAAACCAACGCACTATTCCAGCTGCAACCACTACTTCAGCGGGTCTTGAAGAAAACAAAGACAATCGCTATACAGATTTAGTGGTGACTTCGGCGGGCTATGCCGACATTCAAGTCGGTGATGCTTTCACTATTGCAGGCGTGAATGAGGTTCACTTGATCACCAAGCAAGACACCGGATCGCTTAAAACTTTCCGTGTAGTGGATAAGCCAGCAGCAAATACACTTCGCATTTATCCTGCGATTATCGACCCGACTGAAGGCTCTATTGCTTCGAAAGAATATGCGAACGTGACCAATGCTCCAGCAACTGGTGCTGCATTAACTTGGTTAAATACTGTTGCTGCACCACTTAACCCATTCTTCCGCAAAGAAAGCCTGATCTTGATCCCGGGTACTTTTGCTGTTGAAGCGGACGACGGTTGGCAGGTAATGCGTGCGACTACTGATCTTGGTATCGGTATCACATACACCCGCCAAGGCAACATCAACGACCTTTCATGTAAAGCGCGTTGGGATATTGACTTCGGTACTGCACTACTTAACCCAGAAATGGCCGGTGTTCAGTTGTTTAATCAAACCTAATAAAAACATGACGACAAATGCCCGCTATATGCGGGCGTCGTCATTTTTGGAGTAGTGAAAATGTCCGATTATCCGAAGATGCTCTACAAGGGCGACCAGAAAAACTTTGAAGACTCCACCGTTCACGACGATATTGAAGAACAGGTATTGCGTGATAGTGGATGGGTCGATTACATCGACTTGCCTGAGCGTGAAATGGGCGTTGCTCGTGGTTCAGTTTCTGAAATTAATCCATCTGCATTTGTACCGGTAGAACATTTCGATGCACTGGGTGAAGAAAACACCAAGCTCAAAGAAGAATTGGT